AGCAGTGCTTTGTGCGCTCGTAAACAAACGAAGATAGGCGCTACGAAGGCTTGGAACAGTGAATTGGTTTTCAGCAGAGATGTAATGCAACACCACCCACCGTGCTTCACCATTGCCATCTGGCACATACGCTAAAAACTTAGCGCCAACTGCTCCGTACCAGCTAAATTCAATCTTGAACATTGTCACGCGAGACAAGTCCAAGCCCCAGCCAGTACGGCCTTCTCCCACTTGAATCTTGTCTCCGTTCCATTCTTCCCTTGGCACTTTCAATGTGCCGAGATCAGGAGAAGTGCGCACAATGAAAAGATCAGTGCCTCGTTCTAGCTGAAAGTAATAGCCGTCTCCATAGGAATTTCTGCATCCCCATTGGATGACTTCCCCTTCATAGGAGCTGAGCGTAGACATGCGAACGCCCAAGGTGAAGCCAGTCACCCTGCCTGGCTGGTAGCGGAAGGCACGTTTGCTTTCCCAGTAAGTGGTCATACTGCCATTGGTATAACCGCCTGGAAAGCGCCCCGTGTTGTCATCAACGGGATAGACGAAACTTACGGGAGGCGGAAATACATAGGCTTGTAATGCACTTTCTGCTGGTAAATGCCGCCAGTAATAACCATAATCATCATTGAAAGTATATTCAGTTGGATCTCTATAGTAGGCATAGCTTGCAGAGCTTGGCCCAACAGCCCACTCCTTGCTATTTACGCCATAAATATTAACAGTATCAAAAAGTACTAAAGCAGTTTCAGAGCGAGGAATACCCAGAAGGCTTGTGCTAACTTCGCTCGGCTCTAAGCTTGCAATGCTTACGTTGATAGCATTATCAGCGCCAGTTGCACAAACAACAGGCGTAATGTCATCATTATTGCTTAAAATTACAATCTCTTCCGTGGTGCCAGTAAGCACTTCTAAACTAGTCTCCTCAATTAGAGGCACGCCAGTTGCAAAGTCAATTAGATCAGCATCAACTAAATCAACGCCAGCAGGAGAGGCATCTTCAGCAATCTGGTAATACTGCCCTATTGAATCTTGATAATCACTCATTGTGAGGCCTCATCACACTTGCTCTTCCCACGTTAGGGAAGCGCTCATGTTGACAGTGCCAGAAGGGGATTGTGCAAAAACATACAGCGTGTCTCCTGCAACAGCCGTAAGCGGATAAGAAAGATAATCCTTGTTGTAGCCAAAATAAGGAGCCAGATCAATGTCTACGCCGCCAGCTCCGACGAAAAATGTTGCCACCGTAATGCCGCCAGTGATGGTGGTAACGCCGCTACTGGTTGAGTATTCAATGGGAGAGAGAGTGTCCGCAGAAGTGAAGGAGGGCGTGGCAGAGACAACAGTTGGGTTCTTCACTAGGCGCACCGTTGCACGACCATCGGTGCCAACGCCAAGGCGAGTGGGATACACCTGCATGCGGTTACGCACTGAGTTGATATTGTTCTTTGTACGAAGGCCCAGCAGCATGGTGCCGCTTGTCGTCACGGCCCTGTCGGCGCTATTGCTTTGAGAGCGTGCGACAATAGTTCCCTTGTCGCCACCATCAATGTAATAAGAAGCACCATATTTATACAGAGAATTATCGTTGCCGCTAGTGGCCTTCTGTACCAAATAAGAAATGGGCAGCGTAGGGTTAGCCAGACTTGGACTAGTGAGCTGGTTAGAAGCACGAATGTGATGGAGCCTCACCCATCGTGCCTCTCCAGCAGTGGTGGCGTCAGGAACATAAGCCAGGAAATGGCCGCCAACAGCGCCATACCAGCTATATTCCATTTTGAACATTGTCACTTTCGTGAAGTCAACGCTCCAGATGCTTTGACGAGTGACAATATCTCCCTCGTCAGTGGTTACAGCCGTGCTGTTGCCATAGGAGACAATGGGGGAAGAGGCAGTGCCGCTGATGCTTACAGTGAAGCTTGATTTGCCAGGCGTGCGGTCAGAATAATATTGCGTGCGGTTTTCGCCGTCCAAACGGTCATGACTGAAGAACTTACGCGGTACCCGATATTCATAGGTGTAACGATAATCATTAGGCACCGTAATGAAAGAGGCTGCCACTGTCGCAGTCCCATCACTAGAAGCAATGCCGCCAATATTGTTGCCAGCCCCGCGAAGACTTAAGTCAAACAGTGCAGCATGGATGTAAGTGAGGCCAGCGCGAACAAGCACTAAGTCGGTGCCAGCAGTGCCACGATCACCGTCTGCAACATTGGGCGTGCGGATGCCGCTCTCGTTGCTCTCAAGGGCACTGGTGCGCCTCACACAATAAAAATTCGTCTCCTTGTCAGTAATGGCGCTTTGCCCGCCGCCCTGCACTTCCAAGTAGTAACCATCACGCTTATCAAAAGCACCAAACTTCTTGATGTCAGTTTTGTCAGTGCTGGTATTAACTCGTGTGCCGAAAGTGGCAGCACTAACGCGGCCTGGCTGATAGCGGAAGAAACGCTTGCTTCCTAAAATTTGATAGGCATTAGTAGTGGCTGTGCCAAGCGTAATGCGTGCTGCACTTTCAGAAGCAATGTGCGTAGTAGTACCCGCTCCTTCACTTGCCCATTCATTAGGGTTGATGTCGTAAGTGGTAACGTCAGCAAAGATGCCAAGCGCCACTTCTGCGCGAGGAATGCCAAGCAGGCTCAAACTAACTTCGCTAACTTGCTGGTTCTGCACCTCCACTGGCACTGCTTCTTGGTCTGAAGCAATCACCACAGGCAAACTATTTGCAGCAAGCTGAGGGCCAGGCGGAATCGGCGCCGTCCGTCCTACGGTGACAACTGCTACGCCTTCTTTCAACTCATCAGCCATGGATCAGGAAAAGCAATTGGAAAGAGTGGTGCCAACAACAACAGCACCAGTTACTACAGTGTCTTGTTTTAGTCTATAGACAGAGCCACCAATAGCGGCGTCAGTAACTCCAGAAAGAGTGGGAACAGTAAAAGAATATGGCGCAGCGTAAGTAATACTAGTTAATCCACTATAAACACCAGCGGAAGTGCCGTTGTAATTAATAGAAGATTGTGTGGTGCCACTAAATACCACTCTTTCAGTGGAGCCAAGTGTGTGATTAGTTTGAGAAATAAAGGCGCCAGCTCCAACGCTCACTAAATCAGCCAAATATTCTTGCTTCTCAATGCGAACGTCCCAAATTAAATTTGACGAATCAGCCACTCCCACTTCCGTTGAATAGACGGAAGGAAAGAATGACTGACTAGAGCTGCGGGCAGTAGTGGCGGCGTCCCATAGCGTTTCCGTTTGAGAAGAACTGAGCCACAAACGAATGCGTCCGCTTCGCAGCGGCTCTTGCTCTTCTACGTTGAAGTTAATTAATTGAGATAATGTGCCAGTGTCAGTAACGTTCCAAACGGAAGCGCAAACTGTCACCTCGTTTAAATTAAAAGGCAGTCCATCCTTGTCTTGCAACAACAGACTGAACCCATCGAAATAATCCCTGCGCAAAAGCTGGAGATTAATGCGAGGAGCAATGGAAGTAGCAAGAAAAGCAGAGGTCATGTGAGCACTTCTCGATAGGAAAGCATGACTGTATAAATGGTAGAACCACTAACTACAGCATTTAATTTTTCACTTGCATTGCTTTCAAACAAACCAAGAGCATTGTCTTGCGTCAAGTTGCCATTGGCTCCAATGTGGAAAGGAGGCGTCTTGTCCGAGCTGCCGCCACTCTGAAGCTTCACAGTGCAGCCAGACAGGGAAGTAATGGTAAGGGCCATCACACGCAGCTTGCTGCCGCTTACAGCCGCCACTACGTCAACGTTGCCACTGGCCGAGACAAAGGCGCTCTTAAGTTCAGAAGTGACTAAATCGTGGTTGACGATGAAAGGGTCGCCAGTGGTGCCAGCGCCTGTGGCCTTCACATATGCGGCATTGCCAGCAGCATCAAGTCCGTAAAGATTGGCCATGCTAGATAATTAAGAAAAGATAGCGTTGATTTGGCACCGAACTGCCATTGACTAGTTTAATGTTCAATGGCTCCGTAAAATCAAACACTAATGGACTAGAGAACGCTGCTTGGCTATAGGCATACGGAGATCGCCTGCCGTCAATGCCAATTGTAGCAATTCTAATTTGATAGACACTCTCTGTGGTGTAAATGTCCGATGGGAAGCTAATGTAATTAGCAGTGGTCGTACCAATATTAATCCAGTTGTTATCTTCTAAATTCAAGAAGTCCACTTCAAAAGCTGAAATGAACGGATTGTTTACAACGTCATTCCAGCAAATGGCTGGATGCACGGCAGCATTCAAAATGGAATAGGCCGAATACTGAGGAAACACCCAGGCAATTTCATTTTGAGCCATTAGGAAGGCGCCCCCAGAATAATATTCACTCCATCAACTGTAGGAAGCGCCTGAATGCTTGCAATCTTAGTCCTAGGCGTACTCAATACAGTGCCATTGTCAACTTCGCTGAATTTGCTTTCATCGTAGAGAGTGGCCAACACTGTAATGGCCCCATCGTCCTCTACCAGCGAGATCACGCGGAATGTTCTCACCCCTGAATTACCTTCCTGCAAAATCCATGGTGACCCTGCAATTGGAGCAGAGGGCAATGGGGAAGAAAGAGAAAGGGAGGCTGCCAGGCCTGCGGCGTTTGTAACAGTGCGTGACGCAATAGTGCCGTCTGGAAGAGTTACATATAACAAGTAAGGACCAGTCGCTATTTGGAATGCAGAATCAATGGTAACGGAAGAAAGTGATGCACTTTCCACTCGTCCGCCATAGCGCTTTCCGCCCTTCCCAGGATCTGCAATACCAATGATTTCACCAGGCAGAATGAAGAATCCTTCGGTGCTCACTTTGAAAGTAACTGTTTCCGATTCCAATTGATCAGTGAGCAGCAACCATTTTCCTACTCGCTGAGCTTGTCCTTGTGAAGTGGTGCCAAATGCTCTGATTTCAGTTTCCCTATAGCCATATCGGTCAATGCCATTGCGATCTTCCACATATTCAATCTTTGATGAATATTGATCATTGGGATCGTTCCAGCTAATAAGGGCTACAGTCTTACGGGCTTTCCTTGCTGTGCCTTCATAAGTAAATGGCGGCTCTGACACCTCCCCGCTATCACCCACTTGCTGAATGACATTAGAAGGAGAGAAGATTTTTGTAATTGGCTTGGGCTTATCTTGAATGCCAACAATTACGCCTTCGCTGAAATAAAGCATACCACGGAACGCAGCAGCCATGCTATTCAGCACTTCATAAGCTTCTCCTCTGTCAGTGATATAGGCGTTAAATGTAAGACGTGGCTCGCGACCACCTTTCCCATCTCGAACAAGTTCATCGCAGTATTGTCCAATGGAATAGAGGCTATATCTATCCACTTGACTTTCATCAATATATTCGCCAGCCCCATAGCGCTTGTTAGTCAATAAATCATAAAAAATCCACGCAGGATTATTGGACCATTCTGTTTTAAAGGTGCCGTTCCAAATGCCGCTATAAGAGCGAGTGTATGGATTGTAATTAGAAGGCACTTTAATCTTGACGCCTAAAAGTTCGGCACCAATTGCTGGAACGCTTGTAAAACTTTCAGCGCCAATTTTGAGGCCAATTAATGCTGTGTTTGGGTAGCGAAACGATGAATCAATATATCCAACTAAGGCTTTGAAATAGAAATCGTCGGTGACAGAAGTGGAAGTGGGGTCGCCAGTCAAACGCTGAACGCTAACCACCCATGGCCCAGTGCCCTGTAATTTGTATTCATATTCAAAGTCAACTGGACCGCGACTCTTGCCGCTAATTGTTTTATTTTCATTAATAAATAAGCCACCCCCTTCAGGGCGAATCTTGACATTGAAAGTAACGCTAGTCCCCTTTACGTCTCCAGAGTTTTTATTGATATAAAACAGGGCGCCAACTCCCACCCTCACTCTTACTCTGTTCCAATTACTAGCGGTAGTAGTGCGAGACACAGTGCCTTGAGCTTGTGTCACCCTCACTCCTATACTTTGCTCGGCTTTAATATTGTCAAAGCCAGGCATTGGGTCTTGGTCTTGCGTGCCCACCCTGTAATCCAGTACCACAGAGTTGACGGCCCCTGTCGAGTTGCCACGAATTAAGCCTGGAATGCTTGCGCTAATAGAAGGAATTAAGCTGCCCTTGCCATTGGCCGCTGCAGATGATCCAGTGTAAAAATTATCAATCCTATAGTTGTAACTTCCATCAAGGTTTTTAATGGGAATGCCGTCTAGAAAGATACGAGTGAGGGGATCCACTCCAGTTTCAAAGCCTTGAATTTCACCTTCAGATAAGACGGCAACAATATCAGCCTCTGAACGACTGCGAAGTGATTCCGGGTCTTCTGTTGCCTTTCTTCCTTTTTTGCCGCCGCCAGCGCCTTGGACCAAAAGCTCTTCGTCTTGCTCCATCGTCATGCTGGCACCTGCTGAGTGGAGAGAGCAGAGGAAATAATCAATGGGGAAGCGGCAAGGAATTTGCCATACAGCAATGGCACTGGTTGACCTTGCGTGGTTAATTCAGTGGCTCTATCAAAGAGGAAACTGCTTTTACGCTCTGTTTCCCTTGGCTGCTCTACTGGAGGAGTGAGCAATGAAGCGATGCCCGTCAAGGTAAGGCCAATACCAATGTTGAACAGGATGCCGCTACCGAGAGCAAATTTACCAGCAGCAAAGCCAGCAAAAGCTCCACCAAAGGAAACAAAAGCAAGACCAATCAAAGCAATGCCAAGAAGAATTCGACCAAGTGCGCCGCCTCCCGTCACCACTGGAGCAATGATTAATTGATTACAACTCATCATCACTTCTTCGTAATCCATTCCTTCGGCGTCTCCATCAACTAGTCGGAAACCAATGCCGTTCTCATGGGCACTACGCAAGTAATCTTTAAAGCCTTCAATTTGATGGGATAGGGCGGAGATAATTTCCCTTGGAGACGATGCAACAAAAGAATACGAACGACCAAAACGACGCCCAAGTTCTCCAAGCAATTTGACTTGTACTAGACCTTCCATTACATCAGGCTCCTATGGCGCAATACTTGACTGGTGCATTTCTTCCAATAACCGCCATAGACGGCTTCTTCTGAAAATCTCCCCATTAAATGATGATAGAACACATTTTCATTGGGCCTGACTAATACGCCCGCATGATTAGGAAATGGTGCCTGTAATTGCATGAGAATAAAATCACCAGGCTTTTCCGCTTCATTCACGGGAACAAAACCTTGATCCGCAAAATTCTTTTCAAACATACGCCAATCAGGGCTTTCCCATTCCCCTTCTTCTCCACGAGGAAAGTCGTCAAGTTCAATGGCAAAGGCCTGTTGAAAGTAATCTTTCAAGATTGCATAGCAATCATAAATGCCATACACCCATGGACGCCCAACTAACGGGGCCTCTCCAGTGGGATCTACATAGTGCCATTCGTTTGATTGAAGGCAATAAAGAAGCCATGGCAAATTGCTCTGCTTGCAACTCACCACGTCATGCTTGCTAAAGCCAGTGAATCCTTCTGGATGAGAATGCACAATTGCTTGTATGTTTCCTTTCCTTTCCGCTTTTGCATAGTCCTTAGCGGAAATAGCAAAATTAGACAATGGGGATGAATGATAGTTTTTGCATGGAATATATTTGTTGT